GCGAGCTGGGACTGCTGCACGCCGACCTGCCGCCCTACGAGCGCACTGCCGACGGGGCCACGCTCACCCGGCTGTGCGCGCAGCACATGCGACGCGTGCCGCTGCCCAGCCTGCAGCCGGGCCACGTAGCCATGCTGCGCTTCGAGGCCTACCCCACGCATCTCGCAGTAGTGGGTGACTACGCCCACGGCGGCCTGTCCCTCATTCACGCCAGCGCGCCCGCGCGTCGCGTTATCGAGCACCGGCTCGACGACCTGTGGTGGTTTCGACTGGTCAATGGGTTCGAGCTGCCGGGCGTGGAGTACGTATGAGCGACGCCGCGGCTCGAAGTGGGCTCACGCTGATCGGTCAGTCTGCCGGGGCGGCTATCGGCGGACCAATCGGCGCCGCCGTCGGCGGCGCTATCGGTAACGCGGTAGGCTGGTGGTTATTCCCCGAGCAGATCACCGCCGAGGGGCCGCGCCTGTCCGAGCTGACGGTGCAGGCGAGCACCTACGGCGTGACCATCCCGGTCGTGTACGGCCAATGGAGATTGACCGGAAATATCATCTGGGCGGCGGACATCCGAGAGACGCGCCAAGAGCGTGATGCAGGCGGCAAGGGCGGCCCGCAGCAGACGCAGGTCTCTTACACCTACGATGCGAGTTTCGCCGTGGGCCTATGCGAGGGTCCAATCGCGGGCGTGCTGCGCATCTGGGCCGACTCGCGCTTGGTATATGACGTGAGCGCCACCGCAGACGCCGAGGCGGTGGCCGCCAGTATCAACGTGGGCGACGTGATCACCGTCTACACCGGCACGCAAACGCAAATGCCGGACCCAACCATTGAGGCCGCGCTCGGCGTAGGCAACGTGCCCGCCTATCGCGGCCTGGCCTACGTCGTATTCCGCGATTTTGCCCTCGGTGACTACGGCAACCGGATACCCAATCTGTCTTTCGAGGTCATCGAGAACGGCGACCTGGAGCCCGGCTTTAGGGTGCTGGACGTGGCCGCGCCCACCGAGCCGCTGTACCGACTTAACGCCGCGCCACTCCGACAAGACCCGATCATCAGCACCTTTGGCGGCGGCATCATCCGCGTGCTGAGCTCGAGAAATATGGGGCAGACCCGGCTGTACGAGGTGACCGGCGCTTACATCGGCGCCACCTCAGCTTCCTACGGCGAGTCCAACCTGCCGCCGTTTGGCGTCCTCAATGACCCGCCGAACGGGTTTTATTGGGGTGGCTGGCAGCTCGGCGAGTCCGGTTACACGATCTTCAACCACTTCTCGCAGGACTCGCCCGAGCGCTTTCTGCGCATTGACAACGTCAGCGAGTCAATCCAGAGCCTCGAAACAGGTACGCCGATTCAAGGCCTGGAGTTGGCCGGTCTTGTCGCATGCGTTGACTGTCTGCACTACGTGGTTCTCACTACGTCAAATGTCCCGACGGTGACCAACTGGTATCTGTTCCGGTGGAACGGCGTGGGGCCGGAGCTGGTGCGCAGCGGTACGGTCGAGGCCGTGAATGGCGAGGATTGGCTGACGTTCGGCGTCTCTCCGGTCAATCAATTCAGCGGCCACCGGGGAGCCTCCATGCTGGAGTCCGACCTCACGCACCTGTGGGTCTATCTCGGAGACGGTGATCTCGCGGTCTACAAGCTGGACCGCGACAACGTGATGCGCCGCGTGTTGCTGTTCGATGGCTCGACCGCCCGTCGGCCGCGCTTGGAGTTTGTTACCGCCGGCGTAGGGCTCAACGCCGACCGCGGGCTGTGCTGCGTGCTCGGCACGACCGAACTTGACGTCACCCGCATCTACATGTACAGCCGCCTGACCGGCGGCAGCACCGGAACGCGCACGGTCTCGCAGGTGATTAATGGCCTGTGTCAGCGTGCGGGGCTGACGGTCGGCCAACTCTCCTCGTCCACGTTAACTGACCCGGTCATCGGGTATGGCGTCAGTCAGCCGCAGACTGCGCGCTCGGCTATTGAAGCGCTTAGCCGCGTGTACCCGTTCACCGGCGTCGAGAGCGGCACGCAGTTGAGGTTTGCCGGCCGCAACAGCGCCGCGGTGGCGACCATCAACGCGGACGATCTGGGCGCCACGGCCGGCGATGATGCTGTCGATCTCGTAGTCTCCACGCGCGCGCAGGAAACCGACCTGCCGGCCCGTATGACACTACGCTACCCGGCCGTTGATGCAGACTATCAAGTCGGCGCGCAAAGCGCGCGCCGCATGATCACCGGCAGCGAGCAGGTGCTCGAGTTGGATATCCCGGTCGCCCTGACAGACCAGCGCGCGGCAGAGGCGGCGCAAGTGTTGCTGTCTGAGGCGTGGGTCGCCCGCAACCAGCGTCAATTTGCGACCACGCGCAAGTGGGCCGCGCTGGAGCCGGGCGACGTGGTCAACCTGGCGCTGCCGCAGACCACTTACACCGTGCGCATTGTGCGCAAGAGCGAGGCTGGCGGACTGGTGCAGTGGGAGGCAGTTGACCATTCCAGCGCGGCGTACACAACGAGCGTAGTAGCGGGGCAGACTCCGCCCGGCGTGCCCGTAGGCCTGCCAGCCGTTACGCAGTGCGAGATCATGGATCTGCCGCCTCTGCGCGACAATGATGACGACGGTGGCGTGTACGCAGCGGTCGTCCCAATCAGTGGCCGCCGCTGGAACGGCGCGCTCATTGAGCGGCGGCCCATCAACGTCGCTACCTGGCAAGCAGTAGAGACCGTCTATTCGGGCGGTACACTCGGCTGCATGGTCACGGCGCTGCCGCCGTTCTCGGGCGGCAACAGGTGGGACCAGTCCAGCGAGGCGCAGGTCGAGATGCTATCCGGCGCGCTGTCCAGCGTAACAGAGCTGGCTGTGCTCAACGGCGCTAACGCCGCGCTGATCGGCGACGAGATTGTTCAGTTCCGCGAGGCAACGCTGCTCAGCGGCACGACCTACCGGCTACGCGGTTTTCTGCGTCAACGCCGCGCAACCACCGCAGAGGCGGCAACGCACACGGCCAACGAGCGATTTGTCCTGCTCGATGCTGCCAGCCTGCGGCGGATCAACGTGTCTCTGGGAGAGGTGGGCTACACGTTCGTCTACACGGCCGTCACGCTGGGGGGGCGGCGTGACCTAATGTACCGGCAGACCGTTAAACACACCGGCCGGGCGATCAGGCCCCTGAGCCCAGTGTTGCTTAACGCAGTGCGAGGCGCGGACGACAGGCTGCGTTTTACGTGGACCCGCCGCGCACGGATTAATGCGGGCTGGAACGATTTTGCCGACGTGCCGCTCGATGAGCCAGATGAGCTCTATGACGTTGAGCTCGTTACTAACGACGTTCTCGCTCTCCGATTGCTGTATCTGCCCGACTGGGATCGCCGCGAGGTGGAGTGGACATTAGGCCAGCAGATCGCCGCGACTAACCGGCCGGTGCAGCAGGTGGTGCTGCGTGTGTGGCAGAAGAGCAATCGCGTCGGCCGGGGTGAGCTGGCCGAGGCGGTGGTCAGTGCGCCACTGATGCCGTTTATCCGCGACTGGAACGACAACCTGGTCACCGCACAGACGGTCTTTGGACCCAGTGCCACGCACAGCGTTGTGTCCGGTGTTTTCCAGCTCACCGCACTCGGCAATGGTTGGAGCCGCCTGGATCAGCCGTACTCGGTGTCGGACTTCCAGCTCGAACTGGACGTTATCACCAGCGGGTCCGGGTTTGCGGGGGTCGTGTACCGCACGACGGGTTGGTCCGGCAGTGGCGGCATGTACGCTTACCTGGTGACCATTTTCAGCGCGGCCGGAGGGATCAACGTCACGCTCTACCGGGGCACCAACTCGGCCGCAGGGGGCGCCGATACGACGGTGTCTCAGGTGTTCGTGCCGGGTCCGTCAACGGGCACATTTCGGCTCGCGGTCGCGGTCACCGGCAACACGCACCAGGTCAGCGTCAACGGCCTGCTGCGCATCAACGCCGTCGACAGCATTTTCCCGTCTGCAGGTCAATTCGGTCTTTATGCATTTGCCGCCACCATGCAATTCGACAATCTTCGCATCAACTACTAAGGACACCCATGGCCGACAGCAGCGGATTCAGCTCGCCCGACTTCATCGCCGAAAATCAGGCGCAAAAAGAGGTCACGGCCAACGGCTTTTTCGACGCGGGCAGCCCGGCGATTTTGTTCGGCCGCCGCGTATCGACCTCCGGATTGCTAACCTGGGGATTCTATGGCGGCGAGTTGCTCGTCGACGGCGTGCTCACGGCGATCAACAACGGTTCCGTCTCGCTCACCGTTAGCGCCACCAATTTCATCGAGGCGACGCGCGCAGGCGCGGTCAGTGCTAACACCACTGGATTCACCGCCGGCCGCATCCCGTTGTATGAGGTGGTGACCAACGCAACAACCACCACGTCCTGGACCGACCGCCGCGCATGGGTCCAGCCTGCACACGTTGCCGGCCTGCTCGCGCGCGCGATGGCGACCGACGCCAACATCACCCTGACTGCCGCCGAGGCGCGCAACCAGATCCTGCGCATTACCTCCAGCGTCAGCCTAACTGCCACTCGCAACGTGGTCGTGCCGCTTGCGCCGCAAATCTGGGTCGTGGACAACAGCACAACCGGCGGTCAGTCCCTGCAGTTCATCGGCGCAACCGGCACTGGCGTGACTGTAGCCAATGCGCGTCGCGCGGTGATATTTGCGGACGGAACGAACATTGTGCGCGCCAGTCCGGATCAGGCGTAAATTCCCGCTTGCGCATCCTATCCACGAAAGGTCCATCATGATGACTCGACTCCGGCGCTGGCTTGCGTCAAACCTGATCCGGCTTGCATATCGCGTGCGGCCAGCTCCAGACACAGTGTCCTCCGCGACGCGCGGTCTCGGCGGCCCCGGTGCTGCAGATGCTGCCGCCCCGCGCAAGTTGACCGCGCAATCGACGCGCGGTCTCGGCGGCCCCGGTGCTGCGGACGATTGACGCGCGCATAGCGCTGTGCGTCGCAGTCGCTGTATTGACTGCCGCAGACCTGCCTCACGTCGTCGCGGCGCAGTGGCCGGACGCTGAGGCATGGCGCATCGCGCGGCGCGCAAAATACGTAGCGGACGGAGCGGCGCACGCGCTGCTGCTCGCCGTAGTGCTGTACCTGTCTCAACAGGTCATGCGCGGCCGGGCGCTGATCGTCTGCGCCGTCGCGGTGCTGTACGGCGCGGCGCATGGCGTCATGCAAGCCGCCTGTGGATACGCGGCATACTTCATGGACCGACCCGCGGTGCGCGCCGCCGGCGGCCTGTGCGAGCGCGCTAACGGATGGGAGTTGATCGTCATGTGTGTCGTCGTCCCGATCGCAATCGCGCTTGTCTGGAGGCGCCGACATGGCCGCCGCTGAATCAACCGCCTGGCCGGTGGCGGCGGCCGCGTCACTCGCCGCCTCGACAATGGGGCAACACTGGTTGCTCCTTGGCGTGCCGCCCGCAGTGTGGTTTGCCTGCGTCGCTGGCGCGATATGGGGCGCGACGTGGTTCGAGGCGCACCGGCCGGTTGCGCGGCCGATTGCAATCATCGCCAACTTTGGGGCGGGCCTAGTGCTATCGACCGGCCTCGACGAGTACGCCAACCTGGGCACTTGGGCGCACGCAACGGCTGGATTCGTCGCCGCGGCGTGGCCGGTGATGATTGCGCAGGCCGTGCGCGACTCGATCATCGGGGCAATCCACAAGATCGTCGGCCGCGAAGGCGGGAAACAATGATCACCGCTCAGTACGTCTTGTGCTTTGCCTTGCTCTGGTGGTCCGTCGTGCGCAGCGGGCGCATGGGACCGCGAACGCCGCTTATCGACAAGTGCGCCTTGGCCGCTTTAGGCGGGGCTGCGGCTGCGTACATCGTCGAGCTGCACCAGTATGGCAGCCCGCACATCGGCGCCCCGCTGCTGCTGCTCGGCGCAGCGATGTGGGTGCTGCCGCCGACCGTGCGCTGCTGGCTGTGCAGCATCAAGTCGTTTCGGCACGTACTCAGGCAGGCCAACGTGGAGTCGCGCAATGATCGATGACGACCCTCCCTGGCTAGAGATCGCCCGCACTTACGTCGGCGTGCGCGAGATCCCGGGTCCGCAGCACAACCCGGTTATCGCCCGCTGGCTGCACGGCTTGAAGGCGTGGTGGCAGGACGACGAGACGCCGTGGTGCGGCACGTTCGTAGCCGCCTGCCTGCAGCAAGCCGGCCAGCCAGTGGCTCGGAACTGGATGCGCGCCCGCGCGTGGCTTGAGTGGGGCCTGCCGATCAACGTTGGCGCTCTGGGTGCGGTGGCGGTCGTCAGCCGAGGCGACAACCCGCAGCAGGGGCACGTCGGATTCGTCGTCGGATGGTCTGCGGAGGGGCGGCTGCTGCTGTTGGGCGGCAACCAGTCAGACGAAGTTAACGTCCGCGGGTTCGCCCCGGACCGGCTGCTCGGCTACCGCTGGCCGCTCGGCTACCCGGCGCCGACCGCGCCCGCGCCGCACCTGACGCGCGTGGCGCAGATGTCCGCCAGCGAAGCGTAGCCCGGCAATGCCCCGCCGCCGCATCAGGCGGCCTGCTGGCGCGCTTTGAGCGCGTGGGTGGGGTGTTGCCCCACCCGCAGCAGGAACAGCTCCCAGGCGGCCGCGTCGAGGTTGCGCGTGCCGGCTTCCGCGTCCTGCCATGCGCGCAGGGAGCGGTGGCACAGCGCGCCGGCCTGAGTCTGAGTCAGGCCAGCGGCTTCGCGGGCGGCGCGGATGGCGGCCGGGGTGGCGTCAGCCGCCGGCCGGCGGCTGCGGTTGGGGTGGTTGCTCACGAAGTTAGCTGTGAAAGCCGTGGCGCGGGCTTGCTATTTAACGATCAAATTCACATCGGCGTTTGTGAGATCTTGCCAGCGGATATAGACCGTTGCGCCGCCGTCGCCTTGGTAGCACAGTCCTTCCAGATCGTCTTGAAGATTCCGGAACTCGTCGCTTGTTAGCTTTTGGCGGGTAGCTGGTGATTCGCGGCGTGCGAACTCACGAAGTGCTTGCTTGCGCGTGGCAGCGCCGGTTGTCGGTACGTTGTAGTAAGCCATTTTTTGCTCCAGCCCCTGCTCCCGAGGCGCGGTGGACGCGTCGCATCCATGAACCGAATACTACACGCTTTGCGTGGCCTGTCAAGCGGAGATGCCCGTTATCGCTGGCGCACGCGCCAGTCAATCTGCTGCACGGCAGCCTCAATCTCAGGCAGATCGCTCGCGGGGATCATCCGCGTCAAGATCGTTTCGCCGTCTGCCCCAACTTCGCGCGCGGCGCTGCTGAACGGGACGGCAAGCACGCCCTTGTGCAGAGTTTCGCCACGCTCGACGATCAGCTGAACCTGTGTGTATTCGCGGCCGGTGCGGTCCGTCTTCGTGACGCCGGTTTTTTCTAGTCTCATTCTGTGCTCCAGCCCCTGATCCCGAGGCGCGGTGGACGCGGCGCGTCCATGAACCGAATACTACACGCTTTGCGTGGCCTGTCAAGCGGAGATTTAGCCATGACGAAAAAACAACACGTCTACCGTTACCGTAGCGCCATCACCGGCCGCTGGGTCACCCCGGACTACGCCCGCCGCTACCCGCGCCGCACCGTCCGTGAGCGTGTGCGATGACGCTCGGCATTCAGCTGGCCGCCGCCGCGGCCGCGCTGGCCGTTGCGTTTGGGGCCGGCTGGCAGATCAACGGCTGGCGCCTTGAGGCTGGGGAGCAAGATCGCCTCGAGAAGGCCATGCAAGCGCGCGAGGCGGGCTTGGAGCGCGTTGCCGGCGTGTCTGCTGCCTACCAGCAAGTGGCGGCTGAACTGCGCCGACTGGACGCTGTAAATCGCGTGGAGACAATCCGTGAAACGAATCGCGTGGAGTATCGCTGTCCTGTGCCTGAGTCTGCTCAACGGCTGCTCGACGACGCCGTTAACGCCGCAAACAGTGCGGCCACAGGCCGACCTGCTGCAACCGTGCCCGCTGATCGCCAGCCGCCCCCTAGCTGACCTGGGCGAGCTGCTGTTGTGGACGCGCGATCTGGTCGCGCAGTACGGCGAGTGCGCCGCCCGCCAGCGCGCGTTAGCCGATGCGGTCAGATAGCTGGGGTTGCTGCCTAAATTAAGTTAGGCATCCTTCGGCGAGAAGACGCACTTCCACTCCACAACATCGTGATCCACCCACCACGCCTCTCCGAATGCGTTGTGGTGGTCTGGCAGCTTGTGGCAGTCGTCGCCCTGTACTTGCAGCACCACGCTTCGGCCCGTCTTGCAGGCCCAGGCCATCGCTGCTTGTAGCGTCGTGAAACCGCGCACCGGGGCAATGATCCGACCGCTTGCGCGGTAGCGCTGCGCCTTCTTCGGCGTGGTGGCGTGATACAGCAGCATCTCGCGCTTCGTAAGCGTTTCACTCATTTTCGACCTCCAAGCAAATCTCCCTAAGTTTGTCTCCTTTCTGCTTACGTGCGGCGGCCCATGCGGCGCCCCATGCGGCGTCCTCTGCGGCCCCTTCGGCGGCCCGTGCGGCGTCCTCTGCGGCCCATGCGGCGGCCCATGCGGCGGCCCATGCGGCGGCCCCTGCGGCCCCCGCGGCCCCTTCGGCGGCCCCTGCGGCGTCCTTTGCGGCCCATGCGGCGGCCCATGCGGCCCCTTCAGCGCCCCATGCGGCGTCCTCTGCGGCCCATGCGGCGGCCCATGCGGCCGACAGTTCGGCGTCGCTTGCCTCCCCGTTCGCGTACCGTTCCGCAACATCTAATGCCGTCAAGCTGCGCTGGTCTCGCATTAGATGCTGCACTTGCCGAGCACACCATATTGCGTACAGTCTGATCTCGCGGTCGCGGCCCTCAACGGCCCGCAGGCACCAAAGCGCGTCGTTTAGCCCATTGCTGTCTAGGATCGTGACGATCGACAGCGGCTCGTCATCGGCCTCTGTTTTGCCCAGGTGGCGCAGCAGCTTGCGCCAGCTGTCAGGGTAGGGATCATGCTTGTTAATAGCCTTGAGCGTGGTAATCATTTCCGACCTCCATCGATTGCCGCCCACAGTTCCGGAACCCGCTG